AGTTCAAGTTCCTTCTAACTATTATCCTTTGGATTTAGATGGAAGTGATAAAAGATTTGTTAAAAATGTTTCACAATTAGGAACTAGAATTGTATACGATGGAGATTGGGACGGAACCTTTAAATTAGCTTGGACTGATAATCCAGCTTGGATTCTTTACGATTTATTAACAAATCAAAGGTACGGAATTGGAAACAGAATAGATGATTTAGAAGATATAAATATATTTAATTTATACAAAATTGGAAGATATTGCGATTCTGTAGATGATAATGGCCATTTTGTAGGTTTAGATGATGGAGTCGGTGGATTAGAGCCAAGATTTTCTTGCAATATAATGTTAGCATCAGCACAAAATGCATTTAAGACTATAAATGATATTTGTACTGTTTTTAATGGCATGGCTTTCTGGGCTAACGGAAGATTAGATTTTTTTGCAGATCAACCAAAAGACCCAATGACATTTTTTAATAATGAAAATGTTTTTGATGGTATATTTAATTATCAAACAACAAACAAATCATCATTATTTAATGTAGCAGAAGTAACATTTTTAGATAAGAGAGATGATTTTACCGCTAAAAAAGAAACCGTAATTGACGAAGAATCAATGCGACAAAATGGAATTTTAAGAAGAGATATAAATGGTAAAGGTTGCACTAGTAGAGCGCAAGCAGCTAGGTTGGGTAGGTATATTTTGTATACCAATAAACTAGAAAGAGAAATAGTTAATTTTAAAACATCAAGCCAAAGTTTAATGCTTTCTATTGGAGATGTAATAGAAATACAAGATGATCTTAAAAACTTTGAAGCAAGTTATGGCAAGCTTTTAGAGTATGAAGTAAACTCAGTTGGCCATAAATTTATCAAAATAGAGGATAGGCCAAATGTAAATTCAATATTAACTAATCATTCTGGAGCTTTTGTAATTACACCAACTGGACAAGATACACTGACTGAATTATATGATCATATTAAAGGCGGTAATTTGGTCACAAATGAAATATTAAATAACTTGTATGACCCGCAAGCGGTAAAGTTAAAAGTAACTGGAGCACAGCAAGATGGAAATCAAATTAAAATAGGTGTATCAGATCCAAACTCTTATTTAAATGATGTGCCAACTGGTAGTCTTATCAATTTAGACCTACAAAATAGAAGGAAGCATCAATACAGGGTATTAAGTATAAAACCAGAAGAAGATAATCTGTATGCAGTAACAGCTACAGAATATAGAAAAGAAAAATTTGATTTAATTGAAACTAAAGAAGATTTTAAAATAGAAGAAGAAGACAGCTTTAATGTAGGAATACCAAATCATGTTATAAAGAATATCACCGAGCCAATTGGTTTTGATGCTAATGTGGTCACTGTAAATAGCAGAGAAAGACATATACAGTTTGAGATTACAGGAAGTAGCAATGGAAATGAAACTGCTTATCAATTGACCGCTATTGCTCCAAATGGTAAAGTAGATAGTAAAATTGTTCCTAAAGCAGAAGATATTTCTGTAGGCAATAATTATTATCTCACGAAAGGCGAAATTAAAGATGTACATAGTTTTGGAACTTATAACTTTGAAGTTAAATCACTGGGATCAGAGGATATATTTGGAACTCCGTCTTCAATAGATTTTACTAGTTCACAAGTTTCTTTTGTATCTGACGGTACAGACAGTGATGGTGATGGACTAACTGATTTTTATGAAAACACTGTATCGTTTACCGACCCAAATAATACTGATACAGATTTTGATGGGCTGTCTGATTCAGCAGAAATTAATACACATGGAACAAATCCCCTATCTAAAGATAGTGATAATGATGGAGTAGATGATGGCGTTGAATTAGACTTGGGGCAAAACCCAGCGGTTTTCACTGATTACAACCCATTAGTAAGTGGATTTAGGATTACTAACGCACTACAACAAAGTGGTGAATACTATACCTTGGTCGGTAAAGGAGAAATGTCATTGCCATCTGGATTGCCACTTATAAATGGATTATATGAATTAAGTGGAACTGCAAATGGAAAGCCACAATTTGCTGGTAGAAGACATAGTTATACTTCAGTCCAAGTTGGGGGAGGTTATAACCAAAATTATATATCTTCAAATAATCCATATAAAAACATTTATACCGCAGGGGCTGGAGTTGTTAAATACACGGTAGATGGATATTGGAAAATCCAAACTAATACTACTGCTCAATCGTATGATGAAAGAAGGGACTTCCAACAATGGACTGGTGGCTCTGGTGTAGATTACCCTTGGCAAGTTACTGATTGGGTGCAAGTACTACAAAGCGGTACTTTTGAATTAGCTGAAGTTGATTACACTGATCCCCAGAACAAGCCAGAGCCATCTGGCCCAAGAAGCTCCCCAAGAATATTTTTTACTTATTTAGGAGACGGAACACTAGTAGACTTTGCACCAAAATTATGATAAAATATTCAATAACAGTTTTACCTCCAAGAGAGCCAAATGTAAAAATTTGTAGTATATTTTTAAATCAACAAATATGTACAGATTTTAATATTTCTAAAAAATTTATTAAAATTAAAAAAGAGCCTAATATGTTTATTAAAATACAATTAATTGATACGGATAATATGAGAAATGTAGGTATAGATTATCCTAATTTGTACTTAAATTCTTACATATATGAAGAGGATACCAAAGATTATACGAAAAAATATTTAAAATTTAAAAAAGATGGAGTGATAATAAAACCAGGCGACAAAGACATAAAATTAAAAATTAATCTATTAAGACGCGATGAAGTAATTGATTATTGCCTCATTGATATAGTGTAATATAATTAGGATGAAGGACTACAAGGAATATTTAAAAAATAAATCAAAAGGTATTAGAGGAGCTGCGACTTTAGAGCCCCCTCAAGGAGACAATGGATTTCAATCTGTTGCATCTATGGCTGTATTAGATTTAATCTCAGAAGGTCCAATTTATGGTTTAGTCGATGCTAATGGAAAGAAAACAAATAATATAAGTATTTTAGAATCTTTATTTTTAGACGATACCCCAGTTTTAGCAAAAAACGTAGCTACTATACGAACAGAACCAATTAAGTATGGAAATATAAAGATGATTGGTAGATGCACTAGCGGGAACTTGGCGCAGGCATTTTTAAAAATTGATTCACATTTAACATCTGGAGAATCTGAAAATGTAAATAATATATATCTTTCGAGTGTTAAAAAGGCAGAACTAGCTGCTGATAGCGGTGCATTTTGTCAATATGTGGCAGATAATCCAGCTTTAGGTAATTATGGATTTATACAGTATTCGCTATCTGGAATTTTTCCTACTGGCACCAATTCTGAAGAAAGAATATATTCTCGAGTAGACATAGATCAAGGTGGAATAGGATCATATAACCTATCGGTATTTAATTTAGATCATTATTTAACTGAATCTGGAACTAACTACTCACACCTATATAAAAGAAGCACTAGAAATTCAAAAAATGAAGTAATTAGTATTCCCTCATCTATAAATTATGGATATCAACTTTTCAACAACAATAAATTTTCATACAGTTCATCCCCAGAAAGAATAGACACAGCAGCAGGCAAAGTTGGAAAACAATATATGATTGATGGATTTTGTGGTGGCGGAATAGTATTTTTTCATATAGGAGACAACGTAGCAGAAGATAATAATGGTAATTTTTTGACTGGTAAATTTTTTATAGAAAAAGGTTCATCTAATACGAGAGCCGCAATGGAAAGCGGAATAACAAATAAACATGATGTCTTTCTGTTTAGTAACGCTAGTGATGGAGGCATTTCATTAGAAAGGCCAGCACCAAATCAAATAGATCCAGAAGTAGGTCATTGCGCAGGGAAAATGCTAGAAGTTGGATTTACAAGTGATACAAATTTAACTTACAACTATAATAATATTGATTTTGATTTTAGGGAAGGTTATGAGACGCAGCCTAAAATGGAAGGTCATTCAGAGGGGGTACAGGATTTTGATATAAGAAAAAAATTATATGGACCATTAATATACGGAACTACTGATGCCCAACAAGCTTCAAGCGGAGATGGATCTGGATATACTGATATTAGAAGTGGTGGAGGAGCTGATTTTTCGGCTTGGATGTTAAATCCACCTCTAGAAGCAGATGCGTACCCATATACCCACACAATAAAAAGATTAGATGTAAAAAGGTGTGTGCCTACTGTAGCTGTTGAACAGTTAGGAGATACTATACCTACTGGAGATGATGCAGGTGTTCAAACAGCAGCTAGACTGCTTGTTAGTTTTACACAGGGATTTGAGGGTGGAGTAACTGGAGCTTCTAACTCTACCGCTATTGAATCATTATTGTCGCAAGGAAATAGTTTGCAATCTATAGCTTTAGGAACATTTGAAAGCAAGCAAGAAGTTAGATATTCTGGTATTATTGTATCTAATTATCTGGATACATATTCTGGAATAAATGATTTGCCAAGGAATAGAGATTTAAGAACTATGACGGCTAGTGATATTCCAGGTATATCAGATAGCATAATACAAGGTCAAGGGTATGGAAATAGTGAACTTTTATTCCCTGGAGAGGAATGGAAGGTGCCAAATAGATTTTTGAGAATTCAGAAGGAAAGTTTTGAAACAGACTCTACTTTGTTACAAAGAGAATGTTCTATTAGTTATGTTAGTGAGCAAATCGGAGAGCCGTTTAGTTATCCACTTGTTGCTTTAGGAGGAACTATATTTGATGCTAGAAATTTTGCGACTCAACCAACTAGAGATTTTTTAGTAAGAGGTAAATTAGTTGCTGTGCCATCAAATTATAATCCATTAAATGCAGACGGAAAAGATAAAAGGTTTATTAGTAATGCAGCTAATTATGGTAAAAGAGATATATATAGATTTAACTCTAACGCAACTGTGCCCCATGCCATAGTTTTTCAAGATATAAACTTAGGAACTAGTAATTTCCAATTTAAAGTAAAGGTACGGTTTGGTACAGTAAAGACTGACAGTTCAACGCAAACTGTTTTTGATACTATGGGAGGAACTGCAACCGCAAATAGGCTAGCTCTATACCAAACTGACAATAAAATAAGATGCGGAACTAGAGACGGAAATGGTATATTTAAATCGACTTTTGTAGATATATCTTCTTATAGTAATAGTGATATTTTTGAAATTTCAGTTTTACGGGTTGGTAATAAAATCACTCTTACAGTTAAAGTCGGATCTACTACTGTTGGAACAAATAGTTTTACAATGACGAACTCATTGAATTTGAATTTTTTGGGAGGAAGTAGACAATTTGTTATTGGAGGGAATGCGAATTCAACTAGCACATCCGTTGGACTAAAGATATCAAATAATTCAAAAATTGTAGATTTACAAATATATAAAAATAATGAATTAAAACATCATTGGGACGGAACGCAAAGTTTTTCAATGAGACATAGTAGGCAATTTACTGAAAAATATGCAGGCTATCATGCTACTTTAAATAGCGAAGGAAATGGCGACCAAACCGACACTAGTTTTGATTTCGGCAGAAATAAAGTAAATATTTATAATGGTTTATGGGACGGAACATTTAAGTTAGCATGGACAGACAATCCCGCATGGATACTTTATGACTTAATGATAAATCCTATCTATGGAGTAGGAAATGCGATAGATGACAGAGAAGATATAAACATATTTAATTTATATCAAATAGCTAGGTATTGTGATGCGGTAGACGACGATGGTTTTTTTGATGGCCTGCCAGATTCAACTAGAGGATTGGAACCTAGATTTAGTTGTAATGTTAGAATTTTTGATAGCAAAAACGCTTTTGAAGTTTTAGGAAATATAGCGTCTGTTTTTAGAGGGTTTACTTTTTGGGACGGCGTTGGTTTAAATTTTGCAATAGATAGAGATAAAAAAATTAGCGCTATTTTTAACAATGGAAATGTATATGATGGATTATTTAATTACGGAGATATAACTAGTACCGCAAGATTTACAAAAGTTGAAGTACTTTATGCAGATGCAAGAGATTTGTATGGAAGTAAGTCAGAATATGTAGAGGATGAAGACGCAATAAGAAAATATGGATTAATAACTAAAACCCTCAACGGAATAGGTTGTACTTCTAAATCCCAAGCAAAAAGAATGGGTAAGTATATTCTTTTTAGTAATAGAATGGAAACTGAAATAGTACAATTTAGGGGTGGAACTGATTGTTTATTTTTAGAGCCAGGAGATATAATAAGAATTGATGACGAATTGAAAAATTTTGAACCTAATTATGGAAAAGTTTTAGAAATAGATGACTCATCGACAGAGCCTTATGTTTCTGTAGAAAGTAATATAAATCCAAATAATATACAATTAGGAGCTAATGGAGGGGTATATTTATATACCAACAGAGAACAAACAGAATTAGAAAATTTATATGATATTGTTAAATTTCAAACTACTTATCAATTTGGAGAAAACTCTGATGTGTACAGCGGGGCAGTAAATAGTGATTTTATTGACACACAAAGTTTTTCAGAAATACAAAAAATTAAAGTTACTGGTGTTTCTGCCCAAACAAATAGAATTAAATTACTTTTAGATACTGGAGACGCTAATATAGGAAACTTAACAGGTGTGCAGACTGGGTCTTTTTCAAATATAGAATTAACAAATAATGTCGACACAACGTATAAAGTTGTAAGAAAACGACAATCAGACAGTAATTTGTATGAGATTGAAGCTATGGAGTATAATTTAGATAAATTTAACAAAATAGAACAAGATGATTTTGATGATGAAGAAATAACTTATAATATAGGAATACCAGCACACACTGTGACTAGACCATCGTCACCATCAAATGTTACCTTTAATACAGTTCAACAAACAGACACCAGTTACTCTGTGACAGGAACTATAACGGCCGCAGGTGGGAGTAATGAAACATCTTATAGGGTTGTTGTTTACAGGACAAGTCAAGCTGGGCCATATACCCAAAAAGAAGTTGCAAGAGAGACTGATAATACTACAGATTTTGCATGTCATGGTTTAGTAAATGGCACTTATACAGTACAAGTCACATCTTTAAGAAATCCAGAATCAAGTGTTCCTTTTGAATCTACATTTAAAATAGATACGAAAACAGATGTCTATCTAAAACCTATAATTAAAAATATATCAATACCAAATGATGACCTAGGTCAATATCACAGATATGGTGGTTATGGAATTGGACACGGACAATCTAAATTTGAAGATGTGCAGTATAATTTTGTTACAGTTAACAAAAAAGATGAAGTCTTCAGCTTAAGCCAGTTGGATTACACTATGGATATTTATGTTTTAAAAGAAAGTGGTAAATATGTAAATTTAGAATTCGATTATGAACAAGATATATATGTGTTTGATGATGTTTTAAACGCATCTATTTTTAGTGGTGTATACAACTCTGGATTTAATATGAGGTTTGATCTAAAAAAAGACGGTGTCATTGTAGACACCGCCTCATATGAAACATTTGTAATTTAGATTAATTTTAACAACTTCCTGCACTCTTTAGCTGGAATATCTTTATAATCTGACCACTCTTTAATAATCTCTGGATCATTTGTATAAGCACCAGTCTTATACCACGCTCTAAGGCATCCTTTGAATGAATTGAAGTCTGTACCCGCTTTTTCTTTTAAAATACCTTGTGGGCTAATATCTTTAGCTCCAGAGGAAGATGGTGGTAGTACTATAGGAGCTTTATTCTTAGAAGAATCAATCTCATCTGCGCCTACAATATGTATACCCAAAAAGTTACGAACAGCACGAACAAACGCACGATTTTCTGCAATACATTCCAAGAACTTAGCGGCAAATCCGTTTGTATTATGTGTTGTAGCGTTTGCAATAGAAGCAAAATTTTGTGCGCCATTACTTTCGTAGTTTTCAATCCAACCAATCATACATTGGACTACAACACGGCTATCTGAAGATTCTGTAATATCATAAGTAATATTGTGAAAACCACGAAGCTTTGCTAACTCTTTAATTCCGCCCAACTTAATTAGAAGCTGGTTGTCTTCCAAACCTTCAATAGAACTTGGAACTGGCATTTTGCGCATTTCGAAATAATCCTTATTCGGATATAAATGTTCTGAGCTGATCATAGCTCGCCAATTGACTGAGCCATCTTGGTTAAATTCATAATCAACGGACTCTAATAGTCCGTGTTCGTTGCGTTTCCACGCATCTGGTCCGTATAATTTATTTTTCGACATATAAGTATAAATTTTCTAATTCTAATTTTGATATATCATCATAAACAAAATCATTAGATTTGTCAAGCCTTTTGCAAGAAAATTCTGAATTATAAACTTCTCCATTAGATATAAATTTTTTATTAGATATATATTTGCAATTTTTAGGTACTTTTATTTTGTCTGGCGACAATTCTTTTAAAACAACTGGAAAATCAAAATATTTAAGTCTCAGATCAGAAATACTATCTTTGTCTGTAACCTGTACAATAACATTCTTTTTGTAATTTTTTAAAATTTTAAAAAATTTATTAAGGTCTTCTTTTTCGTGATCTTTGTTGTGCACAAAAATAATTTGTTTTAGATTAGGAAGTTGCGCTATAATTTCTTCATCTAAAGGTTTATTTAAATACAGATTAACTAAACAAAAACGACACCAATCAAATATATTTTGTAAATTAAATTCTAGATCAGATCTTATATTTATCGCTTTGCCTTTAAAAAAATCATATGGCTCAAAAAAATTAGGAACTATTTCAGCTAAAGAATGATTAAATAAAGAGCCAATTCTTTTAGTTTTAAATTTAATATCATATTTTATATTTAATTTATCTAATATACATGCAGCTATTTGTTCTGGAACAATTTCATTAACTCTATTTTTATTTTCTTTGGAGTCAAAAGATGGTTTGATATCAGAAAAATCTGGAGTTATAATTTTAGTATTCTTAAATAAATTAAAATTACTTTCAAACATATTTCCTAAAACACAAACAGATGGAATATTAAAAGCATCGCTAATTTGTACTCTATGGCTTGATGTGCCAATGTATAATAAAGATTTTTTTATAAAAAAATTATTTTGTTTAACCGTTACCTCATTTAATTTGGGGGCTGTAAAAATAACAATATTATTTTCCTCTAGCTTTTCTTTTAAAATTGAAAATACCACATCCCAGTAAGCATATTCTTGAGAGGGGTAATCTGCATGAGGATTAAAATAAACATATTTATCGAGTAAATTGGGATAAAAATGATCATTTAATTTAGGCTCGCCGATTTTTACGCCTAAATCTTTTGCATAAACTTCTGCTACATGTGACATAATTGAAATTGTTTTTTATCTTCTCCATTATGAAAAAAGTTTGATGTTTGAACATTATGATGAGGAAAAAATGCCAGATCAAAATATCCTTTATGATCTGTTTTTCCTTCTAATAAAAAGACGTTATCAATCTGTGGAGAATACGGTAAAACCTTGTGTACATTTGGATTATCATCTATAAAGGAATAAAATTCTGGTTTTGTAAAGATATATATTTTATGTTGAGGATATAACTCTTTTAAATTTGATAGCATAGAGTTTATCCACAGTAAATCAGAAGAACTTTGGGGCATAACAATTGCTAAAGATTTTCCTTCATCAACTAATTTTTGTAAATCTAATTTATTTTTTTGTTCTTTGTCCCAATCAAAATCGTAATCAATGTCGGGCATTTTATCTAAGATTTCTTCAAGTTTTTTACCAATAACTTCTGTAGAATAATTATCAATAGTCCATTGTCTGGCTTTTTTTCCTAGTTGGAATCTTTTATTACTTTCCATTTTCCAAACCTTTTTTAATTGTTTGGCTATACTAGATGGGTATGTAGAAGCTTTAATAAATTGGGTTCCTGGTTCTCGATATTCGGACCAATCAAGCGGGAAACTACCACTTTCAGAGGTGCAAGAATCTTCTCCACAGGAATAACTTGTAACAAGCGTAATAAGTCCAGTTAATTTAGCTTCAAAAATAGGTATTTCCATACCACCGCTAGTAAATGGGTGGCAGTAGACATCCATAAGATTATAAATTTGATTTAATTGTTCTTCGTCGACCCCTTGTCTGATATTAGTGGTATTAACTGTTTCTTTGGCACCACAATATTTACAGTTTTGCTTTTGTCCAACAAACGGTCTTATATCATAATTTTTACATTCAGAACAAAAATATGTTGTTAAAATATCATTATTGTCAATACCTTTTTCTTCTATTAATCTTGGTATATCCCAACCTTCTGCCCAGTGAGTGTGAAGAAGCAGTTTCGCTTTGGGGCAATCTTTTTTAAATATTTTAAAACCTTCTAAAAGGTTTGGAACACTTTTTCTAAGTTGATTTCTGAAAACAAATCCTACTATAAATTCATCAGACAAACCAAAGTGCGATCTTAATCTTTTTTTATCGTCGGTTGTAAAACGATAAAAATCGTTTGTATTAACCGTACCATGTAAAGTTTTTACGTGGCCTTGTCCAGCCTTGATCATGTCTTTTTCTGCGAAGGATGCCCAAACATAAAAATTTTTAGTTTTAGGGGCGGCTTCCATGGCTAATGGTAAAATTGGCTGACTATCTAATGTAGTCCAAATCATATGATTAATTTTATCCCACCAAGGTTTATTCCAATAACCAGTAAATCCCCAAATATCTTCTATTCCTACATATATATCTGGTTTGTACGTTTTAATAGCTTCATCGATTGTTTCTGCTCCATATCCAGCCGCTCTAGCTCTATCTTTATTCTTGTTTAATTCATTTATGGTCCCTGCACCGTTAGGAAGGGAACCTTGCGCTTTCCAGGGTCTAAGTTGAAATTGTTCGTCTCCCCAGGTTACACCATTAGCAAATTCAATAATTTCATATTTTTTTGTGGTTTGCAAATAACGCATTATATTTTTGGTATGTTTACCAAAACCAGTAAGTGCTTTTGTGTTATTTGAATGAATTAAAATCTTTTTTTTCATTAACCTTCGTAACTAAAAAATCTTGTAAGATACATCTCTAGTAGGGATTTTATAGTTCTAGCTTCTCCTAGTTCAATACCAATTCCAAACTTAAGAGTAGAGTTTTTGATAACACTAAAAGACCAAGCATCGACACCATTATGTTTTTGATATGGCTTTAATGAAAAGCTTGTTTTATCGTCGTTATATGTATGAAACGCTGACCATTCTGAATACTTTTCAATAGTATCGATTATAGCCCCAGCTTCACTCTCATTTATCTTACAGTAGATATTTTTTTCTGGGTCTTTAGCATTTGCGCTGAAAGATCCAGATTTCTTGTTTTGATCCCAGCTAGCTTGTTTGATAGCTTGGATTAAGAATGTAGGTTTTGTTGGGTTTCCTTCTTTATCTTTTTCGATAATTTTAAAAGAAAAAGCACAACCAGTACTTTTAGCGTTAGGTTTATATAGATTGTATTGTGGCATAATGCAATATTATATACTGCATACTGGAAAATTCTATAGCAAATTAAAGATTGTCTACAAAAGGAGCAAACATGGAATCGAGCGTGGGTATATATTCTGCGAATTCGTCTTCTATAGCTTCTCTAATTGTAGAATATTGTTGAAATAAGGATAAGAGATTACCCATTTCTTCTTTTGTTATAGTCATTGTATAGAAATAACTAACGACTAAATTATAAAGCATCATTTTAGGAGCTAACTGTTTAAAGAAAATATAACTATATTCATCTTCTTTTATAAAAGATTCTTTGTGATATGCTTCTAGAAATCTTTTTTCATAAATTGGATAATCATTAAGTTGTAACTTATAAGATGTGAAGGCTAAATCCCAAGCTGGGTGCAAGTAAAAGCTTGCATAAAAGTTGCATATTTTAAGTTGACCTGGCCTATTTAAAATAGAGCTAGGGTTTATATTTGTATGACATAAACAAGCATAGGACTCGTTTTGTGGAAATTTTTGTATTTCAATGCTATTTTTAATACTTCTTAATAAATCTTCGCATTCTGAAAATATTTTTATTTTTTGTAAAGATTCGTAAATATTTGAGTTTGTGGTTTGTTCAAAATCTCCAAGCGAAAACATTGATTCTAAAAAATAATCTCTTTCGCTATCTTCTTGTTTTGTGTGATTATGTATTTTTGCAAGCGCAGAACCTAACATTTCTATATTATTAAGTGTATATGATAAGCCAAGCTCTTTTGTAGATTGCGAATGCTCGAAAGATGTTAACAAATAAGAGTATGCTTCAGTAGAATCTGTATTAAAATAAATTGGAGCCAAGTTTAATTCTTTAATTGCCTCTAAAGCTTCTTTTTCTTTATCAAAAATAAAGGAATCTAGTTTTTCTCCGACTTTGATAATATAAGAAAGATTATCGTAGGAAAGACTATATATATCGTAATAAAAATTTCTGTCTAACACTTTTATAGAATCAGTTATTTGATTTATTTCGGGAAACTTTTCTTTTAAATAAAAGTCTTCAGAAAAAATTTCTTCTAAATAAGTTCTTTCGACTGTAGATATTTTAATAGATGAAGTTTCACATACGACCCTATTAGTCAAATACTCAGAAAAATTTACTTTTTGCCTTTCCGCCATTAAATATATTACACAAAAAAGGCGGTATTTCTACCGCCTTGAAGATTAGATCTTGACATCTCCCATATTTAAGCCAGTCAGACTTGTTTTTGCAAACTTTCGCCTTTGACCAGCATTTCTGTCGTGAATTACCACGTAACTAGGTGTCTCCTTAACAAACTGAGCGTTGTAACTAGATCCGTCCTTTGTCCGAAGGCCAAAAAAACGACCTCCGCTCTTCTTCATTGTATTTACTATACGTTTTATTTTTCTCATAAATTTAGTGAAACCCTATTGCATTACCCACTTTTATATTTTTGCCACTTTTTACATTTTCAGCAGTCGTATTTAATTTAAAAGCAAAAATATCATATATTGTTTGTTTGTCAACTGAAAATTTACTGTTTTTTAATGTTTCACCCCATTCTTTTAATATTTTTTCATATTCTTTTTGTAATTTTTGACATTCTTTACTACCTGGTTCTGAACTCATTATTTTGTTCTCTAAATTTTTTGCTTTTTTAGGTCTAATTATATGGTCTTTTTTAGTTTTAGCGCCAGATTCATCTAACACATCAAATGCTTTATCTGGAAATTTTTGTTTAGGTAAATACCTATCACACAAGTCTATAATAAGATTGATTGTAGCTTCTGAGTATTTGACGGTATGAAAATTTTCGTATGAAAATTTAACATTCTGTAATAATTCTTTTACTTCTTTTTTTGAAGGCTCTTTGACCTCAATTTTTTCAAATCTTCTATCTAAAGCTGTGTCTTTTTCAAAAAATCTTTTGTATTCATCTGAAGTAGTTGCGCCTATGCAAGAAATTTCACCTCTTGAAAGAGCTGGTTTTAATATATTGGCAAAATCTAAACCACCTTCAGAGCTTGTTCCAGAACCAATAATTGTATGAATCTCATCTATAAATAATATAAGGTATTGATTCTTTTTTAAAGAATCTAAAATGTTCTTAATTTTTTCTTCCATTTGACCTCTATAAATAGTTCCCGAAACAACAGAAGCTATATCCAAAGATATTATTTCTTTATGTAGTAAAAGATCTGGGCAAGTTCTTTTAACTATTTGTTCTGCCATTCCTTCAACTATAGCAGTTTTGCCAACACCAGCATCGCCAACAAATATAACATTGCTTTTATTTTTTCTTAATAAAACTTCAAAAGCTCTATCGATTTCTTTTTTTCTTCCAAATATTTCAAAAGTATTTCTTTCTTTAATTTTATTATTTAAATTTTCACAACAAGATGAAATAGGATCTTTTGTTTGTTGCTCTGCATTTTTCGTGGGACCAGCAGGAGCTGGAGTTTTATCAACGCCGTTTTTTATAAAATTGGATAAAGTTGCAGAAAATTTATCAAGATCTACCTGTAAACTTTTTAAAAATTGACATAGCTCTAATCTTGTATTTATAATAGCAAGAAGTATGTGATCAACACCTATGTAATCGTGTTTTAAAGATCGAGATATTAAAGAAGCAGCGTCCATGATTTCCAATATCTCTGGAGCATAAATTCTTTTTTTTCTATGGGGCTCGTTGTAAGCAACGATAGCAGAAAAAACAGCATTCTGTAAACCATCTTTACTTAGATCACAAAATCTTAAAGCGCTATCTATATTTATATTATCTTGATCTAGAATTGAAAAAAGCAAATGTAGATCAATAATTTTTAAATGACCAGAATCTTGAGCGACATCTTGTGCGCTCATTAAAACAGATTTTGCGCTAGGTGTTAAATTAAATTTAGAAAAATCCATTACTTTATTTCAGACAATTTTGTATAAATTTTTTCATCTAGTATTGTTATTTTTTCACCAAATATAACATCTTCACCTTTACTACCATAAACAAAGACTATTTGTTCTTCCTTTGGTTTCTTGCCACCTTCATTTAAGTAATTGTCTAAAGTAGCAGATCTGCTATTGTTCATAAGCATGAAGTTAACCTTACCAAAATCATCTTGTATTTCCACTCTCATATATTTATTTCCAGCCCTACTAGTTCTAGAAATACAGTCTGTTACGACTCCAACAAATTTAACTCTATCATTATCTGGTATAGATTTTAATTCTAAACTATCATAAAGATCTCTAGAGTTTCCAAATACATCTTTAATTTTTACTGAGTGACTATAGCCAAGATATTTTCTTTCAAAAAACCAATTTGCAAAAACCAAATGATTTTTATTCTTATCATAAATCTGTCTGTATCTATCATAGTCTCTTTTGAATGTGTTAAATCTAGAATCTTTCATAATTGGTCTACCGTCATCCGCTGGCCAATTTTCTTTCTTTACTGAAGCTATAGAATTTAAAATATCATAATTAAATTTAGAGCCTAATTTAGAAAAATTTCTTTTTTCTCGGTCTGTAAGTAGGTTAAAAGATTGAGCTTCTAAAACTAATCTACAACGATTTGGAACACCGCTTGATTGATCGCAGAAAGAATCCATCATGCCCCCTTGTATTAGACCAGATAAAATTCCAATATTAATTCCAGCGTCCTTTGCCGCTAAAAATATATCGTATTTAGTGTGTTCTAGTAATTGAGATTTATTAAACTCAACTACGTTTTCTAAAGTTTTTTCTGAAACGCCCTTTATACTGTTTAAGCCATATCTAATATTTTTATTTTCAATAGAAAATTCTATATCTGATTTAGATAAGTCTGGTGGTAGTAACTTCATATTAAATAAACAAAGTTCTTGATTAATCAAAGCTATTTCTGCATGAGAATCTGGCTCATGCTTCGTCATTTTAAGCAGAGATAAAAAGAACTCTTGTGGATGTTTAAATTTAAGATAAGTAGTTATTGCTGCTAGTATAGCATAACTTATAGAGTGTGATTTATTAAATGAATAATTTGCAGAGTCTTCGGCCACTTTCCAAAGAACCTCTCCGACTTGTTTATCAAGATTGTTTTCTTCTATTTTTTGCTCAATCTTTGCTTTCCATGCTGGCATTTGATCGATTTTTTTCTTACCAACAATGCGTCTTAGTTGCTCCGCTTCATCAAGCGTAAAGCCAACCTTAACTGCCATTTTCATTAACTGTTCTTGGTATAGAGGAATACCGCCAGTATAAGATAAGATATCATCAAAAAACTCATTGACGGATTGGAAATCTCCGCTTGAGATATAGTTGCTGTAAGTATCCAAGTAATCGAGTGCGCCAGGACGAGCAATAGCAACAACTGCCGACAACTCATCCAAGTTTCTTGGAGATACTTTTTTACAGACTTTAAAGTTTGTATCCGCTTCAATCTGGAACAAACCCTTTGGTGCCTCAATGAATTTGAAGTTTTCATATATTTCTGGGAGTTCTATATCTATATTTTCAATCTCTATGCCTAACTGTTGACAAGTGTCATTTACTACAGAAAGTGTTCTGAGACCAAGAATATCAAATTTGACCATTAAAGATGCTACGTCATTCATGTCGTAAGCTGATATAAGATGGCCATCATTTGTCCTTTGCATCGGCATTATTTCCTCAATATTGTAGAAACTAATGGCGATACCAGATGGGTGAACTCCTGTATTTTTGTTTAATCCTTCTAATTTTTTTGCAATTTTATATATTTTTTTGTTTTTGTCCGCAAATTCTTTAAATTTATCGCTCTCATCGTAAGCTTTTTCAAGCTTGTAAACCTTACCAAACTGCTTCGGAATGTGATTACTTACTATATTCACCTCATCTTCCGACATCTGTCCGACTATCTTTCCACACTCCTTTACACAAAGTTTACTGCTTAATGTGTTCAAGGTTAGTATCTTACAAGTTTTGCCTTTATGCTTTTCTTCGATATATTTGATTACCTGGGCTCTTCTATCATAACTGATATCATTGTCCACATCAGCCAACAAAGAGCCGTCTAGGTACGTTATATCGTCAACAATGGTCTTTTTAGCCCTGCTCTTAGATACAAATCTCTCAAAAAACAAATCATACTTAATTGGATCAACATTTGTAACTTTTAATAAAAATAATACTAAAGAGCCTGCTGCAGAACCACGACCTGGCCCAGTTGGGATCTCATTTTCGTGGCAATAATTGAGAATGTCCCAATTTAAAAGTATATAATCAACAAAACCAAGATCATTTAACACAGAAAGTTCCATCTTTACTCTGTCGTAGTATTCTTGTTTGTTATCTAATTTATCGATACCTCTTTGTTTTACTCCGCGAAGACATAACGCCCTTAAAAGATCATAATTAGAAGATTTAGGGTCTAGATCAAGTTGATAGTAAACTCGCCTTTCTACTTCAATCTCTGGCAAACGTACACCAACTGGCATTGGTTGTTTAAAAGATTTTAAATTTCTAATTCCCATAACTGTTTTTGAAATATTTCAAAGTTTTTTTCTATATCGTATAACGCATCATGTAACTTTTTTTCATCAAAGTCAATACCGTAATGCTCTAATAAATATTTTTGATTTGTTTTTAAACCACGTTCTCTATAATTTAAATATCTCAATTGCCAAGCGATTAAATCGTCTTTATCTGGATGTTTACTATCTTTTGCAATTGCCATAGCTACGGCTTTTGTGTCAAAGCATCGATTGATATAGTTTTCGTGAGATATTCTTTCGCCAATGTTGCGAAGCCAAACATTTAATATATAAATGTCGTAACCAAGGATATTCTGACCAACAATAAGATTCTTATCATTGTACAAAACCTTTTCAAAGTCTTTCCAAACAACAAGGGGATCTTCAGCAACAGATTCATAATGGTCTCTATTAAATCCAGTAACTCGAGCAGCTTCTGGAGAAACATTTAGGTTATCCCATTTAATAAAGCGATTATGTTTTTTAATAACTTTTTTGCCTTCACATTCTATCCAAGCTATCTGCCAAGGCTTAGAAGTAATTAAATTTAAACCCTCTGTCTCGGTGTCAAAAACTACGTAGCGCTGTTTAAAATTCCT